CCATTTAAGACTCCTTATTTATAAATTATGAACCTTTACCAAAGCTACTTGAAGATTTCCGCTCATTAAAGATTGGCATCCTTGGGTCACTTTGGCGCATTAAATTATTATCTACTGCTTCCGTTTGAGATTGCGTTAAGTTGGCGTAATGTGCATTACGTTGTTCAACAAAATCTGTTGGGGTTTTGCATAGTAATAATCCACCGATTTCAATGTTGTCTTTAAAACGACTAGTTGGGTCGATTAGCAATTGGAATTTTGGTTGTTCTTCTACTTTAACAGGTTCCCATCCTTCTCTAAGCTTTGCGGAGAGATTACGTGGGTCCACGGTATTTAAAGTTGATATCCGAATCCATCTGTACGAGTAACCAGCTTGCTTATCCGGTTCAGGGAGAAGCTCAGGAGCTTGCCATTGCTTAGGGCGCTCATCAGCGATACGCGTTTGTATTTCACGAGGTGTTCTATTTTCAGCCATTTTTAAGACTCCAATTTAGATTGTGCAGCAGCATATTGTTCATTTGACAAGCCTAGCTTTTTAGCTATGGCTTGTGCCGATTTAGTAAGTAAGACTTTTTTAGTCGACGTACTACGTTTGGCGGATGCAACTACTGTGCTTAGTTTCGATGTACGTTGTGGTTTATCACCATCATCGTTTTGTATTTCTATACCTTCAAACTCATCAGGGAAGCGATTTTTTACTTCCTTAGATATTACTTTATAGTAAGCATCTGTACCTATATAAGATTCACCAAATTGATTGGCTAACTTACCGTGTACTTTTTTAGCGTATTCTTTCAAATATGCGCGGTCATTGTCTGCGTACCATTCATTATCAGATAACCATTCAGCGAGTTTTGGCTCCATCTGAATAGGCTTCTGTACTGGATATTGTATTTGTACATCATTTTCATCAATTTGTACAGTAGGTTTGAAATTTTTTGCTTTGTCTACTTTAAATGATGCGTTCAGCATTTCCTCTTGTGCGTCCAATAATCTATCGGAATCACCTGAATCATACGCTTCTTTATAATTACGCCTAGCTTTTTGTAGTTCTAAATCAGCTGAGGTTTGGTATGTTGTTATTAATTCTTTTTCGCCTGACTGCAACATTGATTTAAGTCGCTTATTGTCATCAAGGATTCTTTGAGCCATGCCTAATGCTTCTTGTTGCTCACGCAGGGCTGATTCTTTAGCACGACGTTCATCATGCCAAGCTTTTTTATACTGTTTAAACTTAGTCTTTACGTTTTTAGAATAGTCAGCGGACTCATCTGCGTCTTCTAATTCATTCGTAATCTCATCTGTTAAAGGGGCAACATTGCGGTCATCTTCTGGGGTATCGTCGACAATCTCAACATCAAGTTCTTCACCATCGAATTCAATATCTACTTCTTTACCACCGAGTTCGTCTGGGAATTTATACCCTTCTTCATTTCTTGGGTTAGCCATTTTCTGTTTCCTTTATTTGCGACGAATGCCACGAGGTTCTGCTACTACTGCCTCTACGGTATCATCATTAATTAAACGGAATTCTTTACCGTGAATCACCAATCTACTGCCTGAGTTTGGGCGGACTAAAATAAAGTCGCCTTCTTTGCACCATGCGCCTGATGGAAATTTCTTTGCATCGTTGTACGCGTCTGGTCCTAGCGAAACAACAAATAATACTGTTGTTAATGCTTCTTCCATTTTCATTGTTGCATCAGCTTTTGCTAATCCGCTTTCGTATTCTTTCTCCATTTCAGGGATAGCACAAAGAATGTGGTAGCCTGTTGGGATAGGAATTTGCGCTGCTTTCTCTTTGTCGCCTACTTCTGCTTCTATTGATGCATCTTGTCTAGCCTTTGTTGCCAACCCTGTGAGGTCGATAGCTTGGGCTAAGTTTAGGTTACTCATCCGAGTTCTCCATTCGTTGTTTGAGGTCTGCAATAATTCCACATGCGGCTTCGAGTCCTCGTAGCTGACCACATATGTATCTGTATTCTTCTATTGTTGGGCAATTACCGCGTAGTAGCGCTTCTGAAAGCATTTCCATACGGTCTTTGAACTCAGCTAAAAGAAATTCAAGATTTCTGTCCATTATTCACCTTTCTGTGATTTTGGTTTTGGTTGTACGGATTTCTCCGTTAATTTTTGCTGCAAATTGTGTTGCATTTCCTGCAATTTACGTTGATGCTCTTGCTCGTTAAATGCCATGCTTTGTTGATGCCCTTGGTCATTCGTTTCGGAAGTTTGTTGATGACTTAGGTTAGCTTGATGTTTATGTACATCTACTGCCGCTTGGAATCCTTTCAATCGTTGGTCTGCCTGCAATTTATCCGAGGTATTCGCATGATTTAAAGTCATTTGCGCCGCTGATATTCGTTGCTGTCCTGCTACACGTTGTTGGTCAATTGCAAGTTGTTGCGATTTAAACTGTGCGTCGGATTGGTCTTTAGCCACTTTACGTTGAATATCTTGTTGCTTAAGTTGTAACTCTTGTTGCTGCATTTGAATAATTGGGTCTTGTGCAGTTTGTTGGTTCTGTGCTTGTTGCGCTTGTTGTTGGTGTTGCCCCAACAATTGTTGCGCTGCTTTAGCCGCCATCTGTGATACTTGTGACTCAATTTGTGGGGGCATATCTTCTTGCTCTTGTGTATCATCATCTGGGTCTACATATGGAGGTAATGAGCCACCCATTGCGGTTTCCATTTGTTTCCGATACTCAAAGCCTAAGTGTTCCATAACATGCGCTGACATTGCACCCTGTAACTGTTGCGCGAGTTGTGGATTCATCCCTACCAATTTTTGTACATGTGGGTCTTGCATCATTGACGTATGTACTTGGATATGTGATACATGGTCTTGATATAGGAACGCTTTAACTGGCTTATTCTTAAGAATATTTTGATTCTCGCTAATTGGGTCAGTTGGGCGTAAATCTTCTGATAATGGCACTAGCTTTTGAAAATTCTTAATCCCTAATACTTCCAACATCTGTCTGTGAAGTACAGGTAAATCATATAGCTGTGGCGCTGTCTGAGCCAGTTGGAGGGCTGCTTGATATTGAACGACCTTCTGTGCCATCGTAGCTGCGTTAGGGTCTGATACAGGCAATACGTACACTTGGTCGTAGTCCTCTTTCTTAGCCTTACGGTCACCTTGGTCTGGGTCATACTCATATTCATCTGGGGTATAGTCACGAATAATATCTTTAAGTAACTTGAACTCTTGCTTCATCGAGTAATGGATACGAGCTTGAATTGCACTCATCATTTTCAATGTACGTTCTAATACTGCTAATGTTGTACCAACTGGTGAGTTAGCTGACATATCTGATACTTGCAACTCTGCTGCACCTGCGAACTTACGTCCTTCTTCAACAATCATGCCTAGTAATGCCATAAGCACCTGTGAAGGCTCTTTATAAGGCAATGGCATGATGTTGTCACGCATTGAACCCGACGGTACATCTACATCACGGAACTCACCCGGGGCTATCGGTGTGTCATCACCTTTGACGCGTAGTCCACGAGATTTAAAACCGCCCGGTAAATTAGATAAGGTGCCAGCATCAACAAGCTGACGGATGATAGAAGTGCCAGACTTAGCGAAAGCACCGATAAGATGGATAAGCCCAAAATTATAAAAACCAAAGCCCGGAATATATCCGTAATGGACAAAGTGGTTACGCTTTTGATAAAGGTCATCGTCTGGTTTCCAGTTGCGGCGTACCGCTAATATTGTTGCTGTACCTACCTCAATAGTCACGATGTACGGAAGTGCAATTCCTGTAACTTCACCATCTTCATCTTCGTGCTCATATCCAGCTAAATCTAGCTCGACTTGCATTTCTAGGAGTTTGAATCGGTTATCAGTAGAAGCGCGGAAACCTAACTTCTCTGCAATCTTTTTCTCTACTTCATCTAAGTTATAAACTGGCTCACCTAAATCAACATCGCGATAGAATCCTTCATGTTGTAACCGACGAATCTCATTTTCTGTCTTTCTCATTACATGTGTAATGCGTTCTGCTGATTCAAGACTTGATGTACCATATGGCACTACGACATCTTCAGCTGTAACATACATTGACACTTGTCGGTTTATTGACGGGTCAAAGTACACTTTCTTGAACGCGTTACCTGCAAGACCTAGGCCCCATAACATACGCTCATGCTCTGGACGATATTCCTTCATCACATCAGTCAACTGATAGTTCATGTCTTCTTCAACACGAGCCGCTGCTTCTTTCTTCTCTGGTGTAGCTTTACCGATGATTTGTGTTCTTACTGGACCTGCGGCTGGAAATGTTTCCATCATGGTTTCGGCTTGGAACTTAACTACCGCTTCGCTTAGTAATGGGTGATACACACCACACGCGCCTTCCCACGGTTCAGAACGTTCCTCAATCTTTAATCCCAATAGCTCAAGACCATCTACATATGTTTGTATCCAATCTTTACGAGAGGCTACGTCATCATCAAAGTCAGCCATAAGCTCATTAGCTAATGTAGCTAACACGCGGTCATCTATTTCTTCGGCTAAGTTATCCGAAAAATCTGGAGTATCTTCAGTATTCTCTATTTCAAGAATAGGTTTACCATCAATTCCAATCTGTACGCTCTCTGGGTCCTCAATCTGAATCTCCAGTGCGGGTCCTTCTTCCATCTGGTCCAACTGGTCAAGCCCTTGTGGAGCTTGAGATAAACTTTTATCAATTGCCATAATTCAATCCTTTAATAGTAAGCTGCTTTTTTCTTGTATCGATATAGTACGCTATCTTCTGACTCATCGTTTGGTAAACGAATAAAGCCACCCTGCCTGAATCTTATCAGCGCTAAGGTTGCCGAGTCGACTAAGTCATCGTGCTCGCCATTTGGGAAGTCATTACATTCATCAATAACTTCTTTTGCCCAACGCCTATCCGGTGCCCATACAATTCCAGAAGAAAACAAATCTGTTACCGCATTAACACGGCTAATCTTGTCTTGCCCCTTACCCGGAGTGAACTCACCTGCGGGAATACCCATCCTCCGAAGCTCTTGATATAGTGCAGCGCCGTTAGATTTCTTTTCTACCATAAACGAATCGGGTTGCCACTCCTTATACTCTTCTAAAACCATAGCCTTAAGTTCTGGAAACTCCATACGCTTTTTAATAGCATTTAGCAATATTATATTATAGTTATTGGTTTCTTCGTTAAAGAAAACGCCCCAAGTCGTTAATGCGTTAAAATCTGACCTGTTTGTTGCCTCTTGAGCCGCATCTAAGGACATAATTGTAAACTCACACTGCGGCGGACGGTCTTTATCCCATATTTGCCACCATACTTTTTTAATTAGCGCCCCACCTTCTGATGTCGGTGCCTGCATGTACTGCGCATTCCACAAATGCGGACTAATCGTGTTCTGTATCTTTTTAAGTTCTGGTAAAGTCCAGAACTCAGGCCACATAGATTCCTCATGGTCAGTGCCTTCTCCAATAATCGCAGGAAACTCTATGTATTCCCACTGGTCAGCATCTGGATTCTTCTCTGCATAGTCTAACAGTTTGCCAATCAAGTCTTTTTTAGACCAGCGCGTGTGAACCACAATGATTCCGCCACCCGGTTGTAGCCGTTGACGTGGACC